CTTCAAATACACACACACCGAACTTTTGACTTTTCATTTCTAACTTTTTAAAATTATTTGAAAGAAGGTGATAACATGCAAAATGCAGAGATAACAGCCGAGATTAATAGACTAAAAAAAGAATTTGAAGGAGCACCAGAAAATAAAATAAGAGCATTGGAAGGTTTAATCGAACAGGCTGCATATGAGCGTGTATACCTTAAGAAATTAAACGAGCAAGCTATAATAACCGGATTAGTAAAAGTACACCCAACTAACCCACAAATGCAGCAAACACTACCTATTTCAAATGAAATTGCGAAACATTCGGCAGCTTTAACTAATATTACGGACAAGCTTATGAAGCATTTAGCAGTGGAAATTGAGGAAGATGATGACGAGTTGAGCGATTATGAGTGATTTAGCAAATTTAAGATTTAGATATCCTAAATCCTTCCTACTCGAATATACAGACAAGTGTAAAAAAGGTGAAATCATCATAGGCAAAGAACTTATGATGCAACTAGATATATTACTTGAATATTTTGACGATTCAGAAATAAAAATCAACTTTATTGAAGCAAATAAAAGAATTGATTTTATAGAAACTAAATGCAAACATTCAGAGGCGCCCTTTGCAGGGAAGCCTTTTTTATTGGAATTATTTCAGAAAGCTTTCATTGAAGCAATATATATATTTGAAATATATGATGAAGAAGTCAAGCAAATAGTTAGATTACATCAAGAAGTATTATTTCTTGTAGCTAGAAAAAACGGAAAAACTCCTTTGATAAGCGCAATATGTTTAGCGGAGTTTTTCGTTGGAGAAATGGGAACAAAGATACTTTGTAGCAGTAATGATTATACGCAGGCCGACCTTGCTTTTAGTGCTATAAATGCAATGAGAGAACAAAGTCCAGCACTTGCTAAAGTTACAAGAAAGAATATAAAAGGAATATTCTTTGGTAATCCTAAAAAACCAAAGCATAAAGGTAAGTTTAGTTATGCTAATAAAGGTAACATACTTAAAATATCAGCTAAGACAGGCGCTAAAGAAGGCAAGAACATTCGTGTCGGTATGTTTGATGAAAGCCATGAGCTAAAAGATTCTACAGCGGTAATGCCAATCAGACAAGCTTTATCAACACAGAACAATCCTTTATTCTTTGAACTTACAACAGAAGGATTTACAGAAGATGGATATCTAGACGAAAGACTTAAAGAAGCAAGACAAGTTTTAAAAGGCGAAAAACTACGTAGGCGCTGGTTAATATGGTTGTACACTCAAGATAGCGAAACAGAAATATATCAAGATGAAAAGTCATGGTATAAAAGTAATCCAGGTTTAGGCGTTATAAAAAAATGGTCTTTTGTAAGACAGCTAATAGAAGAAGCAAAAACAAACAGCGCAACAAGAGCCTTTGTACATGCTAAAGATTTTAATATTAAGCAATCTGCATCTACTGCATGGCTACAAGAAGCCGAAATAATCAACACAGCAACATTTAAGATCGAGGATTTTACCGGCAGTTGGTATATAGCAGGCAATGACTTCATGGAAACGACTGACTTATGCGCAAGCAAAATATTATTGATGAAGCCAGGTGATAAAACAATTTATTTTCATAGTCACTATTGGATCCCAAAAGCAAAATTATTACTTAGTCCAGACGATGTTGATTATGAACAATGGGAGCGTGATGGATATTTGACTATAGTTGAAGGTAATAGCGTTGATTCTTCCGTTGTAGCTAATTGGCAGTATGAATTATTAAAAGAATATGATTTAAAGCCATTTAAAAGCGGTTATGACAACAGATTTGCAAAGGATTATATAAATAGGTTCAATGAGATATTTGACGATGGTGGAAGCAATAAGGTTGCTGTAAACGTACCACAAGATACTAAGTGTTTAAACAATCCTATGAGGCAATTAGAAGCAGATTTAAGAGATAAAAATGTAAACTACAATAATTGTTATGGTGATTTAGTATGTTTTCGTAACACAGGAATTAAACAAGATGCAATAGGCAGAATACAGCCTTGTAAATTAAAAACGACAGGAAGAATAGACGGAACAGCAGCCGCGGTTATATGTTATGCGGTGCTTGGGTGGCATAAAGCGGAATTTTTACAGTTAATAAGGTAGGTGAGACATGGGAATTATAAAAAATTATTTAGGTAGCGTATTTGGCAAGAATAAAACAAGCCAATACGCGGCATGGTACACAGATTCAGTACCTATATTTTCAAGCTTTGGAAGCAATATTTATCTAAGTGACTATGTAAATAATGCAATAGATAGAGTTGCAAGCGAAGTAAGTAAGATAGAAATTAAGAGTATCGTACAAAACAATGGAACATTACAAGTACAAAATGACGATATTACTAGATTGTTCCGCTTTAAACCTAATCCATTGCAAACAACAAGTGATTTTTTAGCAAGTGTAGAGTGGTTAAGGCGTAAAAATTGTAATGCATTTATTTATCCGCAATATCAGATGGCTAATTTACCAGATGGCAGACAATTAAAAAGATATACAGCCTTTTATCCGCTAAAACCAATAAATACATACATAGGCATTGGTGAATCGGGCGAAGTGTGGGAAATTAAATTTGATTTTGAAGATGGAACAAGCTTTAAATTACCATACAGTGAGTTGATACATTTAAAATGGAGACGAGGTACAAGCACAATCGTAGGCGGTGGTGATGATTACGGAAACGTAAACGATTACGATGTGTTAAGAACTATTGATGCATTAGACAAGACTATACAAGGATTACCCAAGAGCATTGAAGCAAGCTTGCAGATAAAAGGTGTATATCATGCTAAGTCGGTTATGGATAGCGATAGATTAGCTAAAACGCGTGACGATTTTGAAAATCATATCTTTACTAGCAAAAGTGGAATGATAGCAACAGACTTTGCGGGAGAATTTACACCAGTTAAAATTGATGCAGCTCAAATATCTGATACAGCAATGAAGTTCTTGAAATCAGTAATACAAGAAAAGTATGGAATATCTGCTGCAATATTAAGCGGTGACTATACAGGAACACAACACAGCGCATTTTATCAGACAGCTATAGAGGACTTAATTATCCAGCTTGAACAAGCAATGACAGCTTGCCTATATACGCAAAGAGAGCTTGACGTCGGTCATAGAATCAAATGTTACTACAGTAAAGTTAATTACCTTAATACAAGCGATAAATTAAACCTTGCTAACTTGGCTAGGGAAACAGGCAATATGACACTTAATCAAATCAACGAAATGTTTGGTATGCCACCATTCGCAGAAGGTGACAGAAGATTACAAAGTCTTAACTATGTAAATATAAAAGATATTGATGCTTACCAAAAAGGTAAAGCAGGAATAACAGGAGGTAATAATGAGTAAACAGAAATACGAACAAAGGCTCGTTGAGATACGAGCAGTCGCAAACGAAGAAGATAAAATGCTTATTGAAGGTTATGCAATAACTTTTGAACAGCCAGCAACACAAGAATATGGTAGTAGAAAATTTACAGAAACAATAAAAAAGGGTGCATTAGATAATACAGATATGAGAGATGTGCCACTTAGATATAATCATAATGATACATGGCTTATAATGGCAAGAACAAGAAACAAATCACTGCAATTAATAAAAGATGATATAGGCTTGAAAATAAGAGCTGAATTATTAGATACACAAAGCAACAGAGACATCTATAAATCAATCCAAGAAAGATTGATTGACAAGATGTCTTTTGCTTTTACTGTAGCAGATGGCGGCGATACATGGTCGTTTGGAGATACAGAAACAACAAGAGAAGTTAATAACATTGCTAAGCTGTACGATGTGAGCGTGGTGGATACTCCGTTTTACGATAGTACATCAATATATGCTCGTAGTCTTGAATTACTGGACAGTGAGGAAAGAAAGCTGGAGAGCTTACGAGAAAAAGAATTATTAAAACTAAAACTAAAAATTAAAGGAGAAATGTAAAATGAATAAGAAAAAATTACTAGCTTTATTAGCTAAAAAAAATGAGAGAAAACAAGCAATAAATACACAAGCTGAAACATGCGAGAATGTAGAGGAATTAAGAAAACTTAACGAAGAGTTGACAGGATTAAATGAAGAAATAAGAAGCTTGCAAGAAATGGCCGATTCAATGCCAGATGATGCAGTTCCTTCTGTTGATAATCCAGCAGGACTTGATGCAAACGGACAATCCGCAAGAACTAGAGCAGTAAACGGTGAAATACCTGGAATAGTTGGCGCAAGTGCAAGAAGTGAACAAAATTCAAGTGAAAAACGTACTAATGATAAATTTTCCACGATGGAATATAGAACCGCGTTTATGAAATATGTTCAAACAGGCGTTAAACCAGCAGAACTTAGAGATGATGCATTTACAGGTGTTGCCGATGCAGCTGCTGTAATACCTACAACAATAGTTAATGAAGTAATTCGTACACTTAAACAATATGGACAACTTTATGCAAGAGTTAGAAAGTTGAATGTAAAAGGTGGAGTTAAGATCCCTGTTTCTTCTGTATCTCCTACTGCAACATGGATTACAGAAAGTACAGTATCTGACAGAAAGAAAGTAGATATGAGCGGTTCTGTTACATTCTCTTACTACGGTTTAGAATGTAAGATTGCAGCATCTTTATTAGCTGAACAAACAACACTTGATTTATTTGAATCGACTATAATTGAATTAATCACTGAGGCTATGATGAAAGCTCTTGACATTGGAATTATAGCTGGTGATGGTTCTGGAGAAATGACAGGAATTACTGCTGTAGCTTCTGGTGTTACTGCTGTTACATTGTCATCTAGTGAGTTTGTTGATTGGTCGGCTTGGAAAAAGAAAGTATTTGCTAAATTAGGAATAAGATATAAAGCAGGTGCAGTATTCATGATGGCTAACGGAACATTTGAAGGTTATATTGATGGAATGGTAGATGCAAATGGACAGCCTATTGGACGCGTTAACTACGGAATAACAGATGGAGCGCAGGAAAGATTCGGAGGTAAAGAAGTTATACCTGTTGAAGATGATGTAATAGCTAACTATGATGATGCGGCTACTGGTGATGTTGTAGCTGTATTTGGTGACCTTAACAAATATGCGGTAAACAGCAATATGCAAATGACTATGTATAGATACTTAGACCATGATACAAATCAATGGGTTGACAAAGCTATATTAGTTGCAGATGGAAAAGTGCTTGATTCAAAAGCATTTGTTATCGTAAAGAAAGGTGCATAATAAGTATAACAATTTTCTAGGGCGGCTAAATGCCGCCTTAATAAAAATATAAGGAGGAAAAATAATGAATTCTTATAATTCGTTTAGAGGACAAAGTTTAAAAACAAATGCAGAAGGTGTATCTATTGACAGAGGATTTCTTGCACACTTTCAAGTTTCTGAAACTGATGCAGTGGCACAAGACCTTGTTAGTATTTTGGCTGCAACCGCCTTAACGGCAGAAGTACAAGCTATTACAACTAATATATCTAATCCAGCAGTACCAAGAAGCTTAAGAGTAAAAGGAAACGCTACAGGAATAACAGGAAACGTAGTAATAACAGGTACAAATTATGCTAATGAGGTAATAACAGAAACTGTAGCATTAGATGGTTCAAACGCAGTTGAAACTACAAAGGCGTTTAAAACTATTACACAAATTGATTTACCTGTTGAAGTACATGCAGGCACAGACACAGTTTCCGTGGGAGCAGGCAATAAACTAGGATTACCTTTTAAGCTTGCTCATAATACGGTTTTGGTGGCTTTCAGAGGCAATACAAAAGAAGGAACAGCTCCAACAGTAACAACTAGCGCAACAGCTATCGAAAGTAACACCGTATTATTAAATAGTGCATTAAATGGAACAGTTATTGACGTATATTTGATTGTGTAGGAGCTGATTAAATGGCTTTAATAGACAACGTAAAACCAAGACTAGGTATATTTTACAGTGATGCAAACAAAGATGCCGAAGTACAAAGCATGATAGATGGTGCTACATTATATTTTAAGGGCGCAGGGTGGGATATTACCACTTCTGATGCCTTAGCTGTAGAGGCGGTAACTTTATATTGCAAGATGGCACAGAGTACCGACCCAACACTATTAACCAATCACCCTGTTTTAATATCATTTATTGCACAAGGTCGGGCGGTGGTTACAGATGCTTAAATTTAATCCTAATACACCAGTACAATTTTACGCAAAAGAAAGTGTATATGTACCAGGTCAAGGACAAACAGCACAATGGACACCGATTGTCACAGATGGCAACGGTGTTTTCTATTGCGAATGGAAAGGCAGTTATGGCGATAGAGCAATGACAGCTCAAGCAATGGGAGTTAATGACAGCGCAACGGTAAGAACATTTTACAACCCTGTCATTTATGAAAAATTAAGAACTGTACAAGTAGTTATTATAAAAAATGCCGACAATACAGCTATTGTAAATGGTGTACCTAACAAAAACAACCCTAATTGTTATGAATTATGGGGCGGTGTAGATAATGTGGCAGAAGAAAATCAATTTATGGAGTTTAAAACAAGGAGGTACGAAGGCAAGTGATAGATGTTAGAGGACTAATACAAACTGTTTTAGATACCGCCTTATACGATGATGGAGTTTATGTATATTGGAATAAAAAAGCAGAAGCCACAGGACAAGACCCCGACGAATATGTTGTATATACATTAAGCGGTGACAGTAATGAAAGTTTTGCCGATGATGCGCCTCTTGTTAAGTCTGCAAGTGTAACAGTTAGATATTATTATAGAAATACACTACTAGATAATTACGCAAGCAGAAACAAGGTTAAAACAAACGAAAATAAGATACTTGAAGCTTTATATTCAAATGGCTTTTCTGTGCCTAACGGGGCATTTGATGGCGGTGACATAGACGATATAGGATTTAGCACAATCATAATTGAGTGTGAATATTGGAGAGTGGTTTAATGGGTAAAGTTGGTAGGCACGAATCGTTTTCGAGCATACAAGTTACAGGATTTCAAGATGCGATATTTGACATCTTGGAAGAATACGGCGAAACAGTTTATCAAGCAACAGAGGAAGGATTAACAGCTGCTGAAAAGGTGCTTATATCAGAATTAAAATCCGCCACTCCTAAAAAAACAGGCAACTTTCGCAAGAATTGGAAAGGTACAGGCAAGAAATATAAATTATCAAGGTTTGTTGGAAACACGACAACAGTGGAGGGCAAAGATGGCGAGAAAATCGCACTTGCTAATATATTTGAGTATTCATTAACTCGTGGTAAGCCTTTTATAAAAGTAACATGGGAAGATAGTATTGAAAAAATGGCGGCTGCAGCAGTAGCCGAAATAAGAAAAGGAGTGTAAAAAAATATATGGATAAAATTACTTATGGTATTAGAAATGTACATTATGCACAAAAGACAGAAAATTCAAGTGGTGCGCCTATATTTGGAACAGTTAAATCATGGAGAGGTGCAGATGAATTAAGTTTACCGCCTATTGGAGACCCTGTTACAATATATGCAGATGACGTAGTTTACTTTAAATTGCCTGTAAATCAAGGTTATGAGGGTAATCTAAACGTTAGAAGAGTTCCCGAAGATTTTAAAATAAATCACATGGGCGAATATAAAGACACGAACGGAGTTATGGTTGAGAAGTCTGGTACACCTCAATACAATTTTGCATTACTTGGAGAATTCCAAATTGCAGGAGACGAAACATCGGACAACTATGGAAAAAGATTTGCTTTGTATGATTGTAACGCAAGTAGAGCAGACTTATCGGGAGCCACAAAGCAAGATACTGTTGACCCTGTGTTATTTAGTATACCTATAACAGTATCACCTACAGCAAGTGATGGTATTGTAAAAGCAAGCTTGAATAAGCCAGACAATGAATCGTTATATAACAGCTGGTTTGACAGTGTTTATTACAATCCATCTGGACTAGCTTTGTACACTGTAACAACTACTGTAACAGACGGAACAGACCCTATAGTTGGAGCAACGGTTGTAATAGGTGGTAAGATTGCAATTACAAATGAAAGTGGTATAGCAAGAATAGCATTAGCGAACGGAACATACGATGTTTTAGTTGCTGCTACTGGATTTACTGCAATTACTGACACTGCAACCGTATCATCTGCTGCATTAAGCAAATCAATAACTATGGTGGCGGTGTAATATGGAAAAAATAATAAAGATTGGAGAATATGAGTTGCCCGTTAAGTCCACAGCGGCAGCTCTATTTTCTTATAAATCTAATTTTGGAAGAGACGGACTAAGGGATTTGATTTCCCTAGCAAAAGGAATACCAACAGGTAGCGATATTAAAGTAGAGGATATAATAGCTAATGATAATTTTGACCTCGATGTGTTTTTTAGGTTTTTATGGATATTTGCAAAGTCTGCAGATAAGGGCATACCACCTATTGAACAATGGTTGGAAGGGTTTGAGGTAGCGCCTTTTGATTTTGTCGCAGAAGTTTTACCGCAAATACAGGAACTATTAATGTCTACTGTAAAAAGTAATGTTAAGTCAAAAAACTAGTAAGCGGCAGTAAGAAAGATGTGTTACTAACAGAAAGCATATTAAGAATGGCAATAGCAAGAGGTCTTACTGCTGCTGACTTTGAAAACATGACACTTGGTATGGTAATTGATTACTTGATAGTGTGTCAGAACGAGGATATAGACGAAAAGAAACGAAAAGATAAGGGAAATACAAGATACGCCACCGCTGATGATGTGGCTGCATTCTGATAAATATGAGGCAAGGCATATTCCTATTTTGAAATTAATTGCATAAACTCCTTGTAAAATACTATAATATATTATACAATATTTGTAAAATAATAAGGGAGTTGATATTGTGGGATTGTTTGGTGGAAAAGATAAGAAAATAGAAACTACTGTGCAATATGTCGATGGAATAACAGGAGTGTCAAAAAATGCTCCTTGTAGAGCTACTTTGGAAGAAGACTTTATAATAGTTGACGAAGTGACTTTAAGCCTTAAAGGCATGAAGCCTATTAAAACATTTAAGATACCCAACGAAAGTATAATATCTGTTGAAATAGTAAATGAAGAAAATATAAAAGAAAAAAATAAAAGCGTTGTCGGTAGAGGTGTAGCAGGCGGTGTGATATTTGGCCCAATAGGTATAATGCTTGGAGGTTTATCGGGAGTAGGTACAAAACAAGAAAAAGAAAAAATTGAACTTCTGTGTATTTCTTATGTAAGTTCAACTGATAATGAAATAAAAACTATAGTATTAAAACAATATCCGTCAAAATTTGATGCATATAATTTTGTTAAAGCTTATAAAAAAATGCATCCAAACAAAGAACAAGAAGACAAAGAAATATTTTTATAAAATATAATTTAATTTAAACACTTACTAACTAGTAGGTGTTTTTTTATGCCCCAAAATAGGTAGGTGATTAAATGGCAGCAAATAAAATAAAAGGCTTAACTTTGCAAATTGGCGGCGATACTACAGAATTAACAAGGGCGTTATCGGGAGTAAATAAAACTACTAAAAGTTTACAAAGTGAATTGCGAGAAGTAGACAAGTTATTAAAAGTAGACCCTACTAACACTGAACTCTTGGCACAAAAACAAAAACTTTTAGCTGATAGTGTTGGAGCTACATCGGACAAGTTAAGAACTCTTAAAACAGCAGCCGAGCAAGCACAAGAGCAATTAAATAAGGGTGAAATTTCCGAAGAACAGTTTAGAGCATTGCAAAGGGAAGTTATAAAAACAGAAAACGAACTTGGAAAACTTGAAAAGAAGGCAAAAGATACAGGAGATAAATTTGATTATCTTGGTACAAAAGCTGAAAAAATGAATGGCTTTATGAAAAATGCCGCTCTTGGAGTTGCTGGTGTCGGAGCTGGACTTGTAGGAATGGCTGTTAAAGCAGGACAAAGTGCTGATGATATAAATACTTTAGCAAAACAAACAGGTCTTACAACTGCCGAAATACAAAAGTTTCAATATGCATCTGATATTATAGATGTTTCCTTAGACACATTGACAGGCAGTATGGCAAAGCTTACTAAGAATATGTCTACTGCAAAAGATGGAACAGGCGCTGTATCAGAAGCATTTACAACTCTTGGAGTTAGAATTAAAGATGATGTCACGGGAGAACTAAGAAACAATCAAGATGTTTTTAATGACACAATAACTGCACTTGGGAATGTAACAAACGAAACCGAACGAGATGCGCTGGCAATGGAGATTTTCGGCAAGTCAGCACAAGATTTAAATCCACTTATTTTAGGTGGAGCTGATGCATTAACCAAGTTAGGACAAGAGGCAGAAGATGCAGGACTTATATTGTCGCAAGATGCACTTGATGGTGCAAATGCTTTTAATGATGGAATAGATGAATTGAAAGCAAAGAGCACAGCAGCTTTTTCTAAAATTGGTGGAGACATTGCAGAAAATTTATTACCAGCTATAAGCAGTATATTAGAAGCTGTGTCTGAATTGGTCGATTGGATATTAAATAATAAAAATGCCATACTTTCAACTTTGGCTGCAATCGTAGCAGGATTAGCGGCTTTTAATGTTGTTGTAATAATTCAAAATTTAGTAAAAGCCTTTAAAGCTTGGCAAATAGCAACAGAGGGAATGACTATAGCGCAACAATTGCTCAATTTGGCAATGTCGCTAAACCCCATTGCTTTAATTATAAGTTTGATTGCTGCTCTAGTTGCAGGAATTGTAATTCTTTGGAACACAAACGAAGATTTCAGAAATGCAATAATCGGCATATGGGAAAACATAAAAGGAGCTGGCGAAAACTTATGGGGTTGGCTTGTTAACTTCTTTACTGTAGATATACCAAATGCTATCGCATCTGCTATAAGTTGGTTTAGTCAGTTACCGCAAAAAGTAGGCGAGTTCTTTTCAGAGCTACCAGGTAAAATAGGTACTGCATTAGGATTAGCATTAGGCACTATAGCCAAATGGGGAGTTGATACTTTTAATTGGGTCGTTGAAGAAGTTCCAAAACTAATAGAAAATATAATCAGTTTTTATATGCAACTTCCAGGTAGACTATTAGAAATATTCAATATGGTTATAACTAATCTGTTGAAATGGATCTCCGACATGTCAATTAAGGTCAAAACCGAAATACCTAAAATAATAAGTTCGATTACTGGATTCTTTGAAGCTTTACCTAGTAAAATGCTTGAAATTGGCGGTAACATAGTAACAGGATTATGGGAAGGCATAAAAAATAGTGCATCTTGGCTATTGGACAGTATAAGTGGATTTGCAAGTGGAATTATAGACGGATTTAAAGATGCATTTGACATCAATTCACCGTCTAAGATACTAAAGGACGAAGTTGGAAAAATGCTAGGTTTAGGCATATCTGAGGGTCTATACGATAGCATAATAGATGTATCAAGTGCCATGGACGCATTAAATAGCGAAATAAACATAGGTAGCACAGGAACATCTAGAACTACAAACAATAGAACAACTAACAATACAAGCAATAGCAATATAATAGTCAACATGTACAATACTGTAAGAAACGACAATGATATAAAGAAAATAAGCACAGGATTAAACAAGACATTAACAAATTACAATAGAGCAATAGGGGTGAATGTATAATGCCTGATATTAAAGTAAGTAGACGGAAAGGTTTTACGTTCGGGACTGCAAGGGTAACGAGTAAAAAACAAGAAGATGAAAGCGGAATATATTTATTAGATGTTAAGTACGATGCATCACCAGACATGACCTATTTTGAATTTAATGTACCTGGAAGAAACGGAAGTTCTTATTACGGGAATAAGTATGAAGATAAAAAAATAGCTGTTAAAGTAGGCATTTACGCCCGTACAGTAGCACAAAGACGACAAATGCAAAGAGAGTTATTGTCTGGAATAGTTGGAAGAAAATCAAGACTTGTTTTTTTAGATGAACCTAATCTATTTTATGAAGCAAATTGTTTTGATGCTATCGGAATATCGGAAGGACAGGCAGCAACAGAAATTTCAATTACTTTTAATTGCTCATATTGCTTATTTGAATTCACAGGCGATGCAACAGACATAATTACAGCAGATGCAAACTATACAGTTGATGAATTAGATATTATAACTAATAGTCAAGATTGGGGCACAATTAACTCTTTAACTTACAAAATGATAAGTAACAACGGTAATTACGAGGCTAAAACATTTATTACAATAACAGCAAATACCAACTGTACAAGTTTATCCTTAAACAACGGAGTCAACAGTTTTACATTGTCTAATTTAGTACAAGGTGAAGTTATTTTTATCGACAGTGAACAAATGATAGTCTATAAGATAGTAAATAATGAAAAAGTATCTGTAATGGATAGATTTACAGGTAAGTTTTTAAGCGTTCCAACAGGCGAAAGCATGATTACTATAAATGGCACAAGTTTTGATGCAGGCATAGTGTTTGAATTTAAAAACACTTACATAGTATAGAGGTGATTAAATGAGTTTAGATTTAGAAAGAATATTAAGTCAAAATACTTTAGCTGATAATCAAGCAAAGTCGGACAGGAACTTTACTAAAATTGAAAATGAAGTAAATGCACAAGGGGAACAAATTAAAAATTTGGATGCCTTAGTTGGACTTGGTGGAGTTGCAGAAAGCGGAAGTAATGTAAATGGTAGTTATGTAAGGTTTGCAGATGGCACACAGATATGTACGTGGGAAACAGCAGACATGACTAGCCTTACACTTGCCGATAATGGTGTTATATCATTAGCACCAATTTCAGCAGCTTTATTTATCAACACTCCAGTTGTTGTTTTTTCTTGTGCTAGCATGAATCTTGACGGAGGAAATAAGCTTCCTGTTTTTTCTACGGTTTATAGCCGAAGTGCTACATCGGTTATTATAACAATGCATAACAAATCAGGGACAACAATTACTCAAATCAGGGGGATAAAAGCGTTATTCATCGGGAGGTGGAAATAGTGATCAATCTTATTAAAACCCCAAAAAGAGCAGATATAAAAGTTGAGTATGCAATTGACAACGATGTATTAATAGCAACAATAAATAATACAGTGGAAACCTTTGACTTTGCAGGACTTACAGAAGGTAGAGCGGAGGAAATTATAACTGATACATTACATATCAATCCTATTATAAGTGCTGAAAAAATAGGAGAGATAGTAAATATCACAGTAATGCAATTTTATGGTGAAGATGAAAAAGAATTATTTGAGGGGGTGCAATAATGGCTAAAATCATATGGAAAACACAAGAAGAAATTGAAGCCGAAGAGAACGCACCCAAAGTATTAACAACGGAAGAACGTGTATCGATAACAGAACAGGCTTTAAACGATATTATGATGATGATGTTTTAAGAAAGGAGAAAATAAATGTATAATTATATTTTAGGACAATGGAGAATGGCTAAAGTTAGCCAAGAGTGGGTTATGGCTTGTGTTCCAAAATTTATAACTGCCGAACAATGTGCAACAATACTATCAACTCCGCAAGTTCCACAGTTGAATTCAGTAACAGCATAGGGAACAAAAGAAAAATTTGGTTGAATAGAGACTTTGAAATATAAGTCTCTATTTTTTATGAAAGTAGGTGAAAAATGCTTACAATAATTGATAGTAATGATATTACACTAGCGTATCTTAATAATCTAGAAAGTGCTAATGTACACGAAGTAGTAAACGGTGAATATACGCTTAATTTTGTGGCTTTAATTGAGCCTCTTAAAACAGAATATTTATATGACAACAACAATCTAATAGTCTATGATAATGATTATTTTAGGGTAGTAAACTTTGAAGAACTTCATAATGAATACAATATGTTGACAGTTGAAGTTATAGCGGAACATATAAGTTATGACCTCATAAAAGATACTAAAACAAGTTTTACATATGACGATAGAGCTGCGATATATGTTATGAATGAAGCTTTGACAGGTACAGACTTTACATTTTTAGGAACGGATGTAACAACTACAGCAAGTATTGATTTACAAGGCACAGAGGAACAACCGCTAAATATTAAAGGCATACTTTATCAAATAGCTGTCATTTGGGGTGGAGAACTTGAGTATTTTCAAAGGGACATATCTCTAAAACAGCAATTAGGGCAAAACAGAGGTGTTGATTTTAGATTTGGAAAGAACACAAAGAATATAAGGCGTATTGTTAATTTTGCAGAAGATACAATTAGTTACGATGTTGAAGTGGTACAAGGTTCTGAACTTGAAGAACTAGGATATTTTGAGCTTGGCGATACTGTAAGAGTAATTGATGATGCACTGAATATAGACCATTATACAAGAATTATAGAAGTTGAAAAAGATATTATAACAGGTATTAATAGTAAAGTGGTTTTAGGACAGCCTATAGAGGATTTAACGAACACATTTACAAATATTATAGAAACGTCCAACGCTACAAATAAAAAGGTAAATGGCGTAATTGACGAACACGGAATGCTTATTGCTTCTAAATTAAGTGGTACATTACAAACAGCAGTTGAAACTGTGACAGGTAGTAAAAACGGTGGTATAACTTATGTTGAAGGTGTAGGAATAGAGCTACATAATCAGCCTATTGAAACCGAAAGTACAGAGGCAATGTTATTAACAGCTAATGGTTTATTAATTAGTAATAGCAAAAATACAGATGGTACTTGGAGATGGAGAACAGCTATAACAGGTCAAAGTATTTCCGCTGATGAAATAACTACAGGAACGCTTACTGCTATAAATATTGATGCAGTTACTATTACGGGGTCAACATTGATTAGTGAAAGTGCAACTCAAAAAGTTACAATAGACGATGGTCTAATTGAAATATACGATAAAACTTTAGATGTTATATTATTAAGCGCCGAAGAAGGTCATTTGAAAGTTAGGGCTTATTTAGAGACTGGGGATGAAGTTGGAGCCACTGTTATAGATAATACTGGCATATATTTTCGAAATGAAACGGGATATGGGTCAGAAATTAAAGGTGGTGTAAGTTTAAATTTGTCTAGTGATATAAGTATAAACTTAGATGCTGGCTTAAGCATTTCAATTGACGCCTTAAATAGTATTTCTCTAAGTGCTATAACAATTTCAGTTAGCGGAAATTTAAATCCATCTCAATTAAAAGGTCGTTCTTGTAGTTGGAAGGGATTTAGCAGTTTAGACAGTTTTGATTCTGTTCTAACATCTAGTTTTTAGGAGGGATAAAATGAAAATAAAAGATTTAATTAATGTAAATGATAGTATGAAAAATTTAGCTAGAACGCTACTAACAAAGAGTACCGATAATTATAAAGTGTATAAAATATACAGCAAAATAAGAGAAGAGTTAAACAATTATTATACTCAAAGAGATAAAATAGTTATGAAATACGGAACCAAAAATGAAAATGGCACAGTGGGTATTTTATCAGACAATCCAAATTTTCAAAAGGCTATTAAAGACATAAGCGAATTAGAAGAAATAGAAGTTGACATTACAATAGAAACACTTAAATTAAATGTTAATGATTTAAATTTGAGTGCGATTGATATATACAATTTAGTAGAATTTAAAATAATTGAATTAGAAAACAAAATAAGTCCATGTGACGTTAAAAAGGAGAACATATGAACAAAAAAGAATTTGAAAAGAAATACAAAACGGAGATCGCTTTATTGAGCAAAGAAAAAGATGTTGACATGGGAGCTGCGACAGATATGTTGATTGCACATGTGAAAAATCGTAATACTGAAACATTGTACAAATACAACTTTGAGGGTTGTGAAAATCTAAATTACGAAGAAATGGACAAAGAAATAAAAGAAATGGAAGATGCTGCAGCTGAATTAAGAAAATAATCTTAGAGAGGTAAATCCTCTCTTTTTTATACGAGGTGGTAAATGGATAGATTATGCGAAGAAAAACACAAGACGATTGACAAAATATTAGAAACTCACGACAAGAGATTAAATAACCATGGTGATAGGATAGACAAACTAGAACAAGGTCAAAGTGAATTCAGAATTGAAATTAAAAACTTATGCAAGGACATACAAAATCTAACATCGGTTTTAAAATGGTTTATCGGTTTGTTGGTAGGAAGCTTTGTAGCTTTCTTTTTTTATGTAGTTCAACAAAATATATTTTAGGAGGATAATTATGAACATCAAAGATAGAGTTGCAAAGTTGGTAAACGTAAAGAGCATAGTAACTTTAATATTAACCTTCGTATTTGCTTACTTAGCGATTACAGGAATTATAAGCGGAGAACAATTTCTTACTATATTTAGTGTAATAATAGCTTTTTACTTTGGTACACAAGCAAAAAAGGAGTGATATAATTGAGTAATTTATATGAAGGCGAGTACAAAATAACATCACCTTTCGGACCAAGAACATTGAGTAACGGAGATAATAGACCGCATAAAGGTATTGATGTTGTTGGATTGACTAGCAAGAACTTAATTGCTATTACTGATGGAAAGATCATATCAAGCCAAATTATAACCGATACTTCAAATATTACATCTGAGTATGGCAACTATGTAATTGTTGACGATTTACAAGGCTATACATTTAGATATTGCCACTTATCCAAAAGGTTGGTTATAAAAGGTCAATCGGTTAAAAAAGGTAATCTAATAGGCATCGAAGGAGCAACTGGATATACAGATGGTGGAGCTCACTGTCATTTTGAGGTTAGAAATTATAACGGTATATCTATTGACCCGATAATATATTTTAAAATATTAGAAGAAAGAGAGAAAAAGACCATGGTTAAAACAGTTGATGAAGCTTTAAAAGTTTTAGAAGATAAAGGCATAATGAATACTATAGAGTATTGGAAAAATGCATCTAGTGTAGTAAAATATCTAGATACTTTATTAATTAACATGGCGAACGCAGTTAAATAGGAGGTGGTCTTACATCTAAAAAGGTGAAGTTGCCTTTAAAATTCACGGCTAGGGAAACCTAGTCTTTTTTTATTTTTTGCACTAAAAAACAAGGCATTTAAATGCGATATAAGCAAAGTTATTTATGCCTTAATGTATTTATACCTATTGATTTTTCAATAAAAAAATCATTTCAAAAAACCTATTTTCTTTTTATTCATTGGATATAAACAAGCTACTTTACCCGTCAACATGTCGCCTAAAATATGCATAACAATTCCTATTGTCAAACCTACTATAATAGTATTCATTCCCCAAATTATTACAACTATAAAAAATATTATAGTTATTAGTAAAATGCTATGAGTTAATGTCCTGTGTCCGAAAACTTGAAAAATAAAACTACTCAATAATTTAAATTTATGGCCGAGATAACTTTTTGGTGTATCAATGTCTGGCAACAAAGAGCCTATTATTATAAAAAAATAATACAAAACCATTTCTAGTAATGTAAATTTCAGCAGAAAATAATCTAATCCATATCCAAATAACAACCCTATAAAAATATGACTTATATAATCGAAAACAATCACCTTCTTTTAATATGTTAGAGTGCTCAAAAAAATAAAAAATATTTATATAAAATTGTAAACTTTTATATAGAACTGCATATAATTAATTAAAACTATAGAATTTAGGAGGTAAAAATGATTATATCTTTAAGTTTTAAAGACAATCAAGAGGATAAAAAACTTTTGGAATGGATTAATAAACATAGTAATAAAAGCGGATTTATAAAAGATATTCTCAGAAAGGAGATGGAAAAAGATTTAAAAATGAAATTAGGAATACTGACTATGGAATAAAAAAAGCTCCTGGAGCCTCGACAACTACACAGGAGCAACCACCGATGCGGTAGTATAATTTATACTACCATAAAAAAATAATTAAATAAATCGAATTTTGGAGGTAGTATATGTTTAAATTAGATATATTAGTATTAGACTATATATTCCCATGGAGCAATTACGCTTTATATGGATTTGGAATTTACGCAAAGTTTATAATTTTACTTTTTACATTTGAACAAATTTTCTTTATAATTTATAAAAAGAAAGGGGTAAAAAAATGATAGTAGAATTATCCCTAATTGCAGGAGTGAATTATATAACCTATAGATATGCAGCAAGAGACTTTTTAAAATTTAAAAAAGAATTTGACGAAATAATCGAAAGAATACCAGAATTAAAAAATAATCAAGAAGAAAACATTAATTTAATAAGTTATAAGAAAGAAGATTATGGATATACGATTAAATTCATGTTGCCAGTAGGAACTAATTCAGAGGTATTAGAAAAGCATCTACTAACTATAAAGCAAGCTCTTAAATTAAGTTCTACACATTTAAAAGTTGATAATCGACTTATTACCCTACACGCAATAGAACAATATGATTTTAAGCAGTTCGTGCCTTTAAAATTGCCACCTAATAAACTATTGATAGCCGAATTTATGAAAGAACACATAACAGTTGATATGAATAAATTCCCCCATGCTCTTATATGTGGTGACACAGGAACAGGAAAGAGTAGAATTTTATTTACAATACTTACAAATTTAATTTATAGTTCTAATAGGGTTAATATTTATTTATTGCAAATCAGAAAAAATGATTTAGTAATGTTTAAAAACTGCAAACAAGTTAAGGCCTGTAGTAGAACATTAGAAGATGTTTTGCAATCTCTACAAGAAATAGACGAAGAGTGCCAAAAAAGAGAGGAACTGCTTGATATAGAAAAAGGGTATTTAAATATAGAAGAGTATAATAAGAAGTCAGGTAAAAAACTTAAATATATCTATGTAATTGTTGAGGAATTTTCATTTTTAAATGTTTCAAAAGGTGATACCGGCGAAGAAAAACGCTTAAAGAATGAATGTATAAGACATTTAAAAAATGTTGTTAATGCTGGTCGTAGTAGTGGTGTGTTTCTTATAACAAGCTTACAAAAACCAACAAGCGACAGCATACCTACGGATATTAAAGCACAACTTACTACGAGGATTGCTTTAAATATAAAAGATGCAAGTACTTGCAGAGTAGTTATGAATAATGATAACGCGGTTGATTTGGGAGAGCGTGAGTTAGTTTGTCGAACTAAAGACACAGTAAAAGGATATTCTTTAACTATTGACTTCTCGGATATACAAGAACATACAAAGAAATGGAAGGTAGAAAAAAAGGAAGTTCCAAAACCAAAGATTAAAAATGATGCGCAAGATATATTAAAGGCGCTAGGTGTATGAAACTACAGGATAGAGATATAGAAATAATAAATTACATAGAGCAGTACGGAGCAACTATACAACAAATTGCGGACCTTTAT